AAGTTCCAGCAGAAGAAGTAGTTGAAGCAGTAGAAGAGGAGTTGCCAAGTGAGCCTGACACTGTTCAAGAGGATTGATATTGATGTTGACTGGTACTTCACAGCAGTATCAGTAGGCTTTACACTACACAGACGTGGCTTCCAGTTGTCACTTGTCTTCTTTGATATCAGCGTTTACTACATTAGTCCTAAGCGCAGAGCTGAGATTGAAGAGCGAATCAAGGCTGCCAAGGCGATTGTCCACGCTATAGAAGAAGAGCAGTGGTACGAAGGATGAAGTGGCGGAGTAAAGTTACAGGCAGTACCTACAGTGTGTTTGATTCATTCTCTACCAGTGGTAGGGACTATGAATACTCGGTTGCTTTGTTCTTAAACGATGACAACTTTGATACTGGTAGACCACGCGCAAGATTGCCTATTGATAAGTTCTTAGAAGCATTTGAGAAGGTGGAAGAATGATCTGTCAACCTTGTATAGATGCAGGCGAATACAATCGCTTGAATCAGTTAAAACTTAGCGAAGCACATCACGAACAATGCGAAGGGTGCGTATGCCAGCACAAGACTGGACCAGGGTACGTAAGGCGGGAAAGTTCAAAGGCAAAGTAGATGCCAACGATATCCCGATAGATGCCATCGTCAGGTTCTTCGGTGGTGAAGTAAGAGAAGGTAAGTCAGCCAGCGTACGGTGCTGCTTACACTCAGACAGTAGAAGGTCTGCTGTTATGAACACGTACGATAACTTGTACTACTGCCATACCTGCGGTAAGGGTGGTAATGCAGCTAACCTAGTGTGCATACTAGAGAACTTGGAGTTTAACGATGGCCTCAAACGTGCAGTCGAAATTGCAGCTGGAAGCGGCGCAACGATACGCACAACAAATAAGTCCGGAGGCTCTCGTCGCACTCTCAGAACGTGGGATATCTGAGGAGATAGCTGCGCTCTATATGCTAGGCAGTGTGGTCGATCCTATGAACGGACACGAACTGCACGATGGGTGGATATCTATTCCATACATCACTGCAATGAACCACTGCGTAGGTTTCAAGTTCCGTAGGTTAGATGATGGCAAGCCTAAGTACGGTAGCCCTACTGGGCAGAAGGCTCACCTCTATAACGTAGTTGATACAACTATCTTGAGTAAGCACATCGTGGTTTGCGAGGGTGAACTGGACACAGTCATAGTCTCAGGTGTCCTTGGAATACCTGCGGTGGGTGTACCTGGAGTGCAGGCTTGGAAGCCACACTTTGCTAAGTTGCTCAACGGTTATGACACTGTCTACATCGTAGGAGATAACGACGTGAAGGAAGATGGCACCAACCCAGGTGCTGAGTTCTCTAAGCGCGTGGCATCCGAGGTTCTTAACGGAACTATTGTAACATTACCTCCTAATATGGACATCAATGACTACTACTTAGCCTATGGAGCGGAAGCGACAAAGACTTTGCTGGTAGGTGAGGCGATTGGATAAGAGTGAATGGCAACAGATGATACAGACTTTGCATACTATGGGCTTTCACATCTTAGAGATCAACGTCGAACAGGAGACACTACTAATATGTCCAACAGCAACCCGCTCGTAGACCATCTAGCAGTTACTGGTTACCGCGCTAGCGGTGTATCTACTGAAGACCTTACATCTTTCATTGAATCCTTTGCATCCCTTCGTGCATCCCGTGTACGTGGAGTGGGAGCAGACCAGTATGCAATAGCGCAAGGACAGAAGTTCGAGTCCTTTACTGTGGCAGATACCATCAGGGAACTGATTGAAGAACTGGCAGATGCCAGTAATTACATAGACTTCCTTGCCATTAAGTTACTTAACTTACAACACACTATAGATTTGGTGCTACCTGACTGTGACTGAAGAGCAACTACCACCAGACATATCTGACTGGCTTCGTAGCCAGGAATATACAGATAGATACAACGCTTACATTACTCACACCATTGAAGAACGCAAGAAGATGGAAGAGGTAAAGAAAGTTTGTGATGCTGAACGCGAAGAGCGTGAAGCACGTGCGTTGCAACTACGTCAAGAGTACGAGGCTTCACCTGCCTACAAGATTGAACAAGAGATTAAGAAGTTAAAAGAAGAACGATCTACCTATATCAAGAAGTACCTTCAACCATTACATAACGCTTTGGTTGAGATGGGTGCTGTATGTAATGTCAGTAAATGTAACTGCTGTGATGATGACGACTATTGGAATAACTAATGACTGAGATACATCCATCCATATATGACATCGTACCTAGCGTAGCTAGTACTGTACATAAGAGTTACAAGAAGTTCGTTGAGCGTGATGACGTTAAGCAAGAGTGCCTGCACTGGGCGCTGACTCGTGCTGACTACATCAACGAGCAGTTGGGTGAAGAGAATGTAGAACAGCGCAGACATAACGAGCAGAAGATTGCGTGGCAGATGAAGCGTGCTGCTGAGCGTTACTGTCGTAAGGAGAAGGCTACTAAGTCTGGCTATCAGTTAGGTGATGAAGCCTACTATCAGAGCGCTACCTTGGGCCAACTACTACCCTTTGTTATTGCATCAGTACTGGACGGTACTGTGCTAGAGCAGGCGCAAGAGATGATCCGTGACGGGCAACCGAAGGGTTCATCAAGCCCAGCTGAAGGTGGCAACCTACTGGCTATGCTCATCGATATCAAAGGTGCGTACCAAGAACTAAGTGAGAAGGACCAGAAGATACTGGCACTGCGTTACCACGAGAACCTAACGCTAGCGCAGATAGGTGCAGCACTAGAGTGTCACTTCACTACAGCAGACCGCAGAGTTAACCACGCTATGCGTGAGTTGAATAATAAACTAGGCGGAGCAAGTCCATACCAGTGAACGAGATTATTCTGTATGACTTTCTTAAACTTAATCTCTACCCTGATTTGTTGCGTGCTCCTGGAATCTATGATGCCTTCGACTGTACCAGCGAGAAGGCTGGTCACTTCATCGAACTGAAGTGTCGCCAAACCCATTATTCTACGCTACTTATAGAGCAGATGAAGTACCGCAAGCTCATCGAGCAGGCTTATCACAGAGAACTTCTACCCTTCTATATCAACAGCACACCGCTTGGTATTTACTCCTTTGATCTCACAGAGTTAGATGAACCAGAGTGGTTTGTTCATCAGATGCCAGCGACTACAGAGTTTGAGAACACTAACAAGGTTGATAAGATAGTAGGGTACTTGGACATAGAGGAGGCAGTCAAGTTATGAACGAAGCATATTTTGGTTTAGATAAATACGGAAGACCTAATCTTCCACCATTTAATAAAGTATGGTATGAAGATGGTGGTTACAAAGGATATATTTGGAACATAGATAAGCAAAGATTTTATTTCAATGACATACCTGTAGAAGCTGGTGCTTACTGGTTGACGCTATCTGAGTTAGCTTTTGGGAAAAAGAAATGACATACGATTACGAGTGTACTAAGTGTAAGAACAGTTACACAGTTGAGCGTGGCATCAGAGAAGAAGAAGTATTGCCAGTATGCGTTGGTTGTCACGAGTCTATGACTCGCGTCTGGTCTGCTCCTGGCATAATCTTTAATGGGAGTGGATTTTATGTCAACGGGGGCTGAGTACCCAAACTGGTTTGCCCAAGCTGCACAGCAGAACTTCGAGACACACCTTACTGAGTACGCTGGTAAAGATAACCTTAAGTTCTTACAACTTGGTGTATTCACTGGTGACACTAGCGTATGGCTAGCAGAACATATCCTTACTGGTGCTGGTTGCTGGTTGATAGATGTAGATACGTGGCAGGGTAGTGATGAAGAAGCGCACGAGACTATGGACTTTGCTGATGTCTACAACACATATAGATTAAAGACTAATAAATACAAGGATAGAATTAAATCCTTTGATACAACTACCACGTGGTTCTTGACTAGCGTACGTAAAGATCCTGACTATGACTTTATCTATGTAGACGCAGACCATACAACTGTCGGTGTCATAATGGATGCTGAACTATCGTGGCCACAGCTTAAGTCTGGTGGCATTATGGCCTTCGATGATTACGAGTGGGGTTCACACTTGCCTATGCACTTGCGTGCAAAGCCTGGCATTGACCTCTTCCTCCTCCGCCACAAGGGTGAGTACGATATCTTGGCAGTTAATAATCAGTACTGGATTAGAAAGCACTAACCCCCACCGAAGAGGCCACGGTGAGGGTTAGCGTCGAGCAGAAGGAAACGAATGAACAGGTCAGACTATATCACAGATATTGCCAATGACCCATTCAACTACGGGAACTGCCACGGCGTTTCCCATTTGCTTATACCTACTACTATCTGACTGACCAGCTGTCCAATCATCAGGGAATCCCTGCAATCGCTCACACTCTACTGGTGTCAGGCGGCGTACAGTTCCCTTGTTCAGCAGGGTCTGATCATTCGATGTTGCTATTGTCAATGACTTATCCTCACTAATCAAAGGGCCTTTGCCCCCACCTGGTTTACCTTCTCGCATACGCATTAGTGTTGCAACCATAGAAACGTTGTTCCCTCCTGTACCCATACGAGATGTAAGAGTGTTCATTGTATCTCCCTGTATTCTAGCTCCGTCGTGGTAGTGAGGGTGAAAGACGATGATAGTAGTACGCACATCGCCATTATCAAATGCGTTCATAGTAGGCATCACTCCTCCCTCAATCCACGTCTCGTAGTCATCTTCATTCTGCGCCCGCCTACTCTTTGTGAACCACAAGGTTTTCACTTCCACCTCCAAGGTCACCGCCGTTAGCGCGTAGCGTTCCCACTCCCTCGGTGTAGCCACCGAAAGATGAAGGCGTTACTACTACATTATCTTCAGGCCTCTTGTATGAGGTAGCAGTTATGGTTGCAGGTCCTTCTGTGTAGCCTGCGAAGCTTGACTGACCAAAGCTTCTTGCAGTGCTGGTGGCAGAGTCTTCCCTCTGCGGTTGGCTCTGCGTAGAATCCCGTCGCACGCCTTGCTGCTTAAATAGTATTTCTCCGGCGCTTCCGCTTGAAGCACGTCGGCAAGCGATGAAGACACGCTTGCGCCGTTGGGGTACTCCGAAGTACTGAGCATCAAGCACGCGCCAGGCGACACTATACCCGAGGTCTGCCATCGTCCCGAGTACGACAGCAAAGTCTGCTCCGTTGTTACTGGAAAGGAGACCAGGTACATTTTCGAGGATTGCGTACTCTGTTTGCGTTTCTTCCACAATTCTTGCAATCTCCCAGAATAACCCGCTTCGTGCGCCAGCAAGACCAGCTCTTTTGCCAGCGACTGACAGATCTTGGCAGGGAAATCCTCCTGTAATAATTCCTCTGCTTGGTTCAAATCCTGCTCCAATTAAATCACTCCCCTTTACTGTAGTTACATCATCAAATAGTTTGCTATTAGGAAACCGGTGTGCCAATACATCTTGACACTTCTTATCTATCTCAACTGAAGCCACAACATCTACGCCGTTGCGCTCCATTGCTAGGTCAAACCCGCCCACTCCCGCAAATAGGGATACGCCTGTTAGTTTACTCATCAGTACCACCCTCTTCTGTGGTGGGCAAGAGCGCGGCACGCAGATCCGCTATAGCGGTGTTGAATGTATCGTAGACCGTGAAGGACTTGAAGTTCAGGTTGTCCACTGCGCTCTCCAAGGAGTTGAGCAATTCCGTAAGCCGAGCTTCTTGGTACGCCCTGTGCGTTTCTTGGGCGAGCAAGGTGGTCGAAGCGGGATTCAGCGGTCCAAAGTGTGATGAGGCATTCTGTTTCTCTCTTCGTATATCCGAGAGCGCGACTATATTCTCGTGCGATTCGTTTGTTTTCACGCTTCTCCTCCATTGTTGCCTTCGTCCTCGCCACGATTATTGGTTTCTCTCTTAGGTGTAGAGGTGGTAGCGGGTCGTGAACCCAGCTCACTATTAATAGTAGTGCCGTTAATATCAAGCCACTTCTTACCCATTTGTTCATCAACTGCCTTCTCCTGTTCTAACAATTCCTTGTAGTCTTCGGGGTAGGCAGAAGCCAACCGCACCAACGCTCGATCTCTCGCTCGTCTGTAGTTTCTGTAGCTCACCGCTTGGTTTGCTGCAGCCTTCATTCTTTTTTCGTTCATCGTCTTCCTCTCTTAATCATTGTGTAGCCTACCAGTAGAATCAGGCATAGTGCTAACCAGTACAGCATTACAGCCCTCTCCCTCTTGTGATTGCTTGGTTAATGATGTGGGTGATATCCACCGGCTGGCCAATGAGGACAGCGTCCTCTTCATCTGATGACCACGCAGAGACAAGCAAGCGTGAGCCGATAGGGGCGCGTGTGTACCACTCGACAGCCTCGTGGGGTTTCTCTCCACCCCATTGTGCTATGCCCTCGCTATCTGTCACCTCGTAGAGGTTGATGAGATTGTACTTGGCAGGGTGAAAGCTGATTACATTATTCATTTTATCCTCACTTTATTTATCATCTGATCCCAGCACTCATCACAAACAGTATCGTCGGGAAAATCTAAGCCAGGGTCAAACTCCATACCGCAAGGCTTGTTCTCTATACCCACGCACTTACTCATCGCCCTCTCCCGCTTCCTCTTCAACCCCAAACAAACGCGACATCGCGCTGTTTGCTCTCTTCATCATAGCCACAGCTTCCGCCTTCTCCCTCTCCATCATCTCCTGCATTGTCTCGCTCATATTCTGCACCCACAATCTTCCACAAGGTGATCACCGCAGAGCATTACTTGAGCCGGTAGGCACGGCACACACCAGGCAAACTCGTTGCGGCCTTGTGACAGCTGGCCGTTTTGATTAGCCCACACAATATCGTCATCTTCAAAATCTGTTTTACATTTCTCACAGGTGTAGTTCATTCTCCCTCTCCCTCTTTCTCTTGTGCTTCTGTGTCTGTTTGTCCTTCCTTAATGCAACCAGTACACACGTACCAGCCGCCGTCTAGCCATTGAAAATCGGCCACGCCTTCACAATATACGCACTCTTTCATTTGCCCTCTCCATATCCTTTATCTAAACAAGGTGGGCAGATGTTGCCCCCTTCCTCTTCTTGCTGGTCGAAATACTCCAAGCACTCCGCGCATTTAATCTCGTTCAGCTCGTGGTTAGCCCACGGATCAGCGTCGTAGTAACTCACGCGCTCACCTTCTCCTCTGCAAAGCTTCCTGCAATCTCGTACCAATTCACGCGGTATAGCGAGCCGATATCCTGCAACATCATAAAGGCGTTGCGATTAGTTGAGACGTTATCAAAATCCAATACCTCATTGATAAAGACCTCTATCTCGTCCGCTAACCCTCCTACACTTTCGTGTAGTTGTGCCACCTCAAGAATCGGAGAGAGTAGTCCCTCGTCGTTGTTGATATGTAAAGCCACCGCCCACGTTTCGCGGTTTGTCCATCCGTTATACTGTTCGCACATTCTCTTCCTCTTTCTCTTGTTGTTTGTTCTGTCCTAATAGGTACAGAGTACCACACTCTACCGCATTGGCAGAGTGTGACACTACGCAACTATTCGCCGTCTTTCCCTCTCTCGTGCCACTTAAAAAAGATCCGACAGCCTACCTCTGCCGCAAGCACTAAGACCGCGCCAGCCACGGCCAGCTGTAACAGCCCGCCCGCTAACTCTGCTATCTGTACGCCCATTTCATTCCCCACATCTGTCGAATATCTTGCGCTGTTGGCATTGGGTGCTTATCGAATTCGATAGCGTGGCAAGATAAACATCTATTTTCGGGGAACATCTCGTACTTGCCTACATCTGCCCCACAGTCTGCACATTTCATTTGCTTGCCTCCACTTTCTTTACATAATCTGCAATCGCTTGTGCGATTACTTTTGGCTCTTGTTCCTCGTCGAATTGGATAATGTCCTCGTCGTAGCCCTCGCCGTCGTAAATGCTTGCACCGTATAGATTGGCGTAGATGTAGTGATTGTCGTTTATCTCAACATAAGCACACATACAGAAACCGCCTGTCTGCTCTGCTGTTGAGAAGACTCCCGCCTCGTCTAGTGCCTCTACGAGTACATCGATACCTTGTTGAACAGTTGCGACTTTTACTTTCTGCTCATAAGTCATCATTTGCTATTACTCCTCAATCTCATCATTTGCAGAGCATTTCTCTGCATCGTGGTGAAACTCTGCAAGACCTTGATTCATTACTATCTTGCCGTCTTTATGGCTTAACAATTCACCACAAGCGCCACAGCAGAAAATTCTGCAATCGTGTGTAGTAATTGTTTCTTCTGTAAAATCTTCAAAACAGATTTCACACTCTATTGCTTTTGATTTGGTAGTCATTTGGTAACGCCTTTCTGTAGTTGATAGGGAGATTCTATACCTGCCTCTGCCCTATATGCAACACCATTTAAAAGAATCTTTTCTCGTGTCGTGTCCTGCCGCAAGTTACTCGCCGGTAAGTTACTGATCTTTTTTCCTGGTAACTTGAGAGATTCCTGAGAGATTCCAGAGCTGAAGATACAAGGCAACAGGTCGAACATCTGTTCGGTATTGAAGAGATATTAAATATTCGAACAACTGTTCGGGGGTGCCCGTCGGTTAGCCTGCCCTGCAAAATTCTGCAAAAGATATCCACAACTTTGTCCACAGGCTGTGTATAACCCCTGCCCTGCCCTGTCTCACAGGGTGAGACCGACCCCAGATTGTTAATTTGCAGGCGGGCGGTCCCTGTACTCCCCAACAAAAAATATTTGCTAAAGTGAGATCTGCGAATATGGCTCTGACCTGCGGTTATATATACTGTGGTACAACTCACACAGTACTACCCGCTAAATGAGCTTATTTTAGCGCCTTATATATAGTAGGGGAGCAAAGCGGGGAAGATTGGCTTTGCGACCCGTTACGCTACGGGTGGAACCCTCCGCGTAGCCCCCTAGGGCGAAGCGGT